TGGTCGTCAGGTAGAGATAGTTGTAGGTTATAGAAATCTTGCTGAACTATCAGAAAAAATAAAACCTTTTTCAAGAAGAATATTAAAAGAAGATTGTTTAGATCTACCTTCTAAATCTTATGTCAAGCATTATGTTGAACTTACAAAAGAACAAAAAAAAGTCTATCAACAAATGAAAAAAGAAGCAATAGCTTTTCTTGATGGTAAGATGCAATCATCAGCTACAGTCATGACACAGTTAATGCGTTTACATCAAATTACTTGTGGACATTTTACTGCAGATGATGGTACCATAAAAGATTTGCCTTGTAGTAGACTTGCTGAACTAATGAGCATATTAGAAAACGTTGAAGGTAAAAGTATTATCTGGTCTCATTATACACATGATGTTAGAAGAATTATTACAGAAATTAAAAAAGTATATGGTGATAATGCTGTTGTAGATTATTATGGTGCAACAGATACAGATTCTAGATCTAAAAATATAAAAAAATTTCAAACAGATCCTAACTGTAGATTCTTTGTAGGTACAACACATACAGGTGGTTACGGTATTACATTAACTGCAGGTAGTAATATGATTTACTTTTCAAATGGTTATGATCTTGAAAAAAGACAACAATCAGAAGCAAGAATTGATCGTATAGGTCAAACACAAAAAATGACTTACATAGATATAATGAGTCAAGATACCATTGATGAAAGAATTGTAAAAGCTTTACGTAACAAAGTTAATATAGCTAACACAATTATGGATGAAAATTTAAAAGAATGGATTTAAAACCAACCTTTATCAAATATTTTTTCCAATAATAAAAGTGCGACAGCCCCCACCGTCGCCAATAATGCCCAATAGATCTTGTCTATCTTACCGCCCAAATCGTGTATACCGTCATGCATATGTTTCATATCTTTTTTGATACCTGTAATATATCCATAGATAGCAATTAAATGCTCTCTCGTATTTTTTGGTCTAAGTTTATCGCCGTTAGGCATTATGCTAATCCTCTTTGTTTTAATCTAATTTGTTTTTCTTCATCAGAAAGTAATGCATTTTCTATTGCAGTCAATCCCTGATTCATGTTGCCTGGTGCCTGAATCGCTGCTGTTTGCACCACGTTTGCACTTGGCATTGGTTGTAATGGTAAAGGAGCTTGTGCAACCGGTTCTGATTCGTCAATCAAATAGTCTCCTATATCTATATCAAATTCATCAGATAAATCTAAGTATCTAAGATCTTGTCTTATTTCATTTATGATATCTCTTACTTCTTCAAAAGGATTATCTACATCGATTCTTGATTCAATATCTCTAAACTCTTGTTGTATTTTTTGTGATGGAAAGTATGGATCAAACTTTTCGTTTAGTATATCATTGTAGTCTCTACCTAGTCCTCTATCTCTGAACTCTTTTCTAACCTCTGACATATCTGCTTCTAAATTTTCTGCTGCAAGAACATCTTTTAACATGTCTTGTTCTGCTTCAAATTTTGCTTTGTTAGCAGCAATATATCTTCTTATGATTTCATTTGGATCTACTGGTCCACCTTTTAACACACCGAACTGACCACCAGTAAATAGTGTTCTAGCTTTCCTTTGTCTTGCTCTGTATTCGTTTAGTTTAAATCCAAGAGATTTAATAGGATCTAATTTAACAGCTCTGTAACCTGCAAACCCTAATAACTCATCTGGTAATTCAAAGAACTCTCCACGCTCTGATGGTTTATCTGTTGCAGCTTGATAGATTCTTCGAAACTGTGGATATGAAAATGGTAACATAGCATTAGCTAAATGACCTGATATTATTCTAATTTTGTCTCCTGTTGGAGTATCTTCATCATATAGTTGTCTACCTTCCCTAGTTCTACCATCTCTACCTAAGATAGGAAGTAAATCTACCATGGCCTCTGTGTAAATAGATTCATCTATAAACGGTGATGCAAGTTGACCAGCAGCTTCACTAATACCTCGTAAGAAACCTTTCATCAAAACTTCTTCATCAGTAATTCCTTGTTGAACATTATTTAACAAAGTTTGAAACGGTCTACTAACAGTGTCATACGCATTACCATGACTAAAATCTATGTATTTTAATTCACCAGTATCTTCATCTCTTATCGGAAGTATGGTAGAGTTTTTAGACCATTCAGGTAAATATCTCCTTATTGCTTCTAATTGTTCGTCAGTTACATCGTAGATTGCTTTGAATCCTTCTGTTAATCCTATCGGTGCAGCTGTTGTAACTGTAGTCATACCAATTAATCTTTTTATACCAATGTTTCTTAGAGTTGGATCTTTTATTTCTCTAATTGCTCTTTGTGCAATATTAGTTGTGGTTCTTAATATTTCAGATGGGAAAGACATAAAATTACCTAAAGGTAATCGTCTAAGCGCTCTTACAAAATCAGAAACGTATGCATAGTTAGGTACAGTATTTCTTACAATGTCTGCTGCTTCTTCTTTTAATTGTCTTTCAGTAAATTCTCTACCTGCTTTTGTGTATGCATTTCTAAGTCTACCTAATTCAACTGCATAGTTTGCAATCTTAAATAAATCATCCTCAGCTGTATATAAGTCTTCAGCAAACTTCATTCCTTTTTTAGCACCTCTTTTGGTAGCACCAAAAAGTTTTGCCATCATACCTTGTAAAGGTTTTTCTATATTCAAGTTTTCTCCAAATCTAATATCTCTTAGTAGATTTTTAAGATCTCCGATTTGTACTTGTGAGTTTACAACACCTAGCTCTAATAGTTCTCTATATGCTTCGTTTGCTTCTGCAGATCTTGTACCCACTTGTAGTTTCGGAAATGCATCTTTAAATGCTTTAGCTACAACTGCAGGGTTTTCAAAAAATATACCGTTGGCTGCAGAAAATCCTGTTGCAGAAAACAAGTTTCTAAAGTGAGTTACCGGTGCAAGAATTGTTTTTGCTACCTGTGACGCTGCTTTTGGAAATAATAATAAGTTTCTGTATCCCCACGTAATAAATTTTTCAATACCTGTTGCATCTGGTCTTGGCTCAAATAAAAATCGTAATGATTTTTGTGAATCCCCTAATGCTTGTGCAATATCTTTACTTGTAAATTTACCTGCTAATGGGTTAACTGCATACTCGTCTCTAAAAAATGGTGCTACATAGTCATCTAATTTTACAATGTCTTGATAAGGTAAAGCTCTTTCTGCAGAAGCAACACTGTCAAAAAAGAATCCTTTTTCACCTGCAGGTGTTTCTGGTGTTACTTTTCTTTTTATAGCTAAATCATCGTTTGCTAATTTATCAAACAATTGATTTTTTCTAGCTACAGCTGATAATCTTTGTATGCCGTTATATACAGAGAATCTTGGATCTTCTATCTTACCAAATAAATCTCTAAATACTTTACTACCTTGACCTACAACTTTAGATATTTCTTTACCATTAATATCTTTTGTAACCACTTGTTTAAAAAATTTTTTATTTTTATCTGCATTACCTAAAGGTGTAAGATCTGTGTATTTAAAATAAGGTAACTTACCCGGTGTTTTCATTTCTAATGCAGACTTAACTACATCATCTACCATTTGCTCTGCTTCAAACGCAGTAATAGGATTGTTCTTTTTAGCTGCGTATCTTACAAACAATTCTTTTGCACTTTGTACAGCCTCATCTGTAGGTGTATATGATTTAAAAGGTAAAATTGATTTGTCTTCAAAGATAGCATACGTATTACCTAAATAATCTTTGACTCTATCACCCATCAAACCTTTCAACGTTTGTACATCTTTAGGTGCATTTGATGATGCATTAATTAAGTCAGAAAATACTTCACGTGCTCCATTTATAGCACCAAACATTTGATTTACTTCTCCAGATTTTAAACCTTTCTTTGTAAGTATTTCAGTTAATTCATCACTAACAGCACTTGGCATGGGTTTATCTATTTGACCAGAAAACATCGCATCATTTATTTGTTTTAAAACTTTTACTTTTTCTTGATTTGCAGATTTATCAAAAAATGTTTTTACTGTAGGAAACATACTGTCTACATTTGTATCTATTTGTTTTACAAGTTCTGTAGCTCTATTTAGATCAGCCATCTCTAAACCTTTTTGTAACATTTTATCTTCAAAGATTTGTTGTGGCTTTGCACCTCTAGCTCTTAATGCAGAAAAAACTTTGTTAAAATATCTATCTAGTTTTGAATTACTAAACTCAATATTCTTTCCTCTTGTAGCTGCAGCTTTGATTGCTTTACCAGCTCCATATACAAATGGAGTAACTAGTATAGATTCACTACCAAACTTTAATCTGTTAAATAATTTTCTAGACGCATCTGCACTATCTGAACTTGTCTCTTCTTCTCTATCTAATTGTGTGGGTCCACCAAACAAATCACCAAACGTACCTATTCTTTCTACGTCAGCTACAAATGCTTCTCCAGCTGCACCACCTGTTACACCTGCTGCAAATCTTTTTACTTTTGCTTTTCTATTTAAATCAGTTGCTTTACCTGCAGCTTTTATTAAATTTGGATTTTTAAAGTTAACATAATTGTTTGCTTTCTTTGCTTTTAATGCTTTGTCAGCTAATTTAGTTGCTGTTTTGAATCCAATAGCGCCTGGAATACCAACTTGCACTAACGCTTCTGTAATTCTACCTGCAGCTTTTTCTGCTGCTATTTCTTCAAATGGATTTATTTTATCAAAAAATTGTTCTACTTGTGCTGCACTGTTTGTATCTAAACCTAAGTCTATTAGCTCTGCACCAAGAGATATTACACCTTCTGGTACTTTTATAAGGCCTGATGCAATGCCTGCAAGTCCAGCTTCAAATTGACTTATCTCTGAATCTTTTTCAGCATCTGAGAGATCAAGATAGCCTTCTGATGTAAATTCAGCCATTTAACCTCCTATTCTATTGGTTTTAACCCTGTGCCATCAAAAAATAAAGGTTTTTGTGTTGCTACGTCAAAGTAGACTTTGTTAGGTGTTAATTTTTTAAGTTTAACTTCTTTCTTAGTATTTATGTATGGTTTTAAAATATCAACTGAATAACCCTTTTCTTGTAATTGTGGTAACATCTCTAAAACAAAAGTTGCTTTTGCTGTACCTACCATATCTTCACCAGGAAAATTAGCTTTAGCATAATCAGCTATTCTGTCTGCCATTGAAGATCTAAGTAAATCACCAGAGCTTAACGTAAAATATTCAAACGCTTGTTTTTTGCCTTCATCTGTATCAGGAAATTGTCCTAAACTAATAGCTTGATCTGCTAATTTTTGCACAGCTGTTTTATCTCCACCAGCTGCATTTTTTAAAAGTTGTAATTTTTCTTTACCTGTTTGTTCTATGCCAAGCACTTTTAAATTAAAATCCTTATCTTCTTCTCTAAATCTTTCTTCTCGTGCAATTTTTTCTTGTCTTTCTTTTTCAGCCATATCAAATTTTAATCCTTCTAATTCAATATCTCTTTGTGCACCTCTTCGGCCTTCCATACTTTTAAATGCTTGACCAACTGCAGGTTCAAAAGCCATTGCTAAATTACCTAGAGTTCCACCACCACCTGTCTGTGATAATCCTCTTAGACCACCCTGTATTAATAACTGTGCAATAGGATCAACAGCAGGTGTTGAATACTTTTTCATTATTTCTTCAAACTGCTCTCTATTAGAGCCGTTTGCAAAATTTGATCTCATACCAGAAGTGATGCCACCACTGACTTCACCTCCTCTTCTAAACATTGGTCTTCTTAAAGTTTTCATTAACTAAAAAATCCTCCAGATGGTCCTTGTAATAATCTGTAGATACCAGCTAATGTAGAACCTGCACTTAATCCAGTTTGTAAAGCACTTGGTGTAGGTACGGTAGTTTGTTTAGTTTGACCTGGATATCCTGCAATCAAACTTGTAACTCCAGAACCATATTGCTGTGCAGCTGTCAAAGGCTGATTTAATTGTTGTTGAAGTAATTGTTGATCAGCTGATAGTTTTGCTTGTGTTTGAGCTTGATTTAATCCACCAAGAGTAGATAAAGCTCCAACATCTTGACCTAAGAATGCTTGTGATGCACTACCTAATTTTAATTGATTAGCTATATTTTGTGATGCTAATTGTTGCGCTTGATTAAATCCTTGTTGTCTTAGTTGTGCTTCTAATGCAGCTCTGTTTCTATCAGACTCAGCTCCATACACTGCTCTTTCTACACCTGATCTACCACCACCAAATGCACCTGAACTAATAGCTGATGCTGCTAAACTAGGTATACCTTTTTGTGCTTGTACATCAAACCCTGCAAGAGTTGTATCAATTACATCTTTTTGATATGGAGACATAAACTGTTCATATCCAGTAGGTCCTGCTGATGCTGCTGCAGATTTTAAGAAAGGTTGATAACCACCAATACCAGTAAGAGCTAATGATTCTGCTGCTTTCTGTAATTGATCTTGATCAGCTACAAATTGTGAACCAAATACTTTAGATAAATCTGCTGCTTTAAACCCACCAACTGCTTTCTGTAAATCGTCTAAAAATGTTTTACCTGCCGCTTCTATAAACGGTGCTGGTAATACTCTGCTCTCTTGAACTGCCATTAAACTCTTCCTCCATTTTCTAATGTTTTCATCATAGCGTACATACGTTCTGCACCCTTATCGACGTCTCCGCCACCCATTCCTCTTACAGCATCTGCTGTAAATACAAATTCGTTATTTGATAACATTGCTGGAATGTCATCTGCCTTTTCTTTTACACCAACTGGAGGAATAAATCCACCTGTTTCTCTAAGGTCTAATTCTGTAACTCCTGCAGGGTTTTCATTTAATGGTAAACCCATGATGCCTGATGCCTGAATTGCGTTCTCTTCTGGACTGCCCATAGCATACATCATTCTACCACCCTCTGCTACATTTGCTCTTACAAATGCGTCCACTTCTTCATCAGAAGCATTTATATTTAAATTTCTATATCCTCTCTCTAATAATACAGCTAATTTTCCTTTGTCTTGTCCAATTTCTTCTACTTCTTCTTCTTGAACTCCTGATGCAGCTAATACTGCTGGAACAGTTAATGCAGCTGTTTTAAATAAATTACCTGAAAGTTTATCAGCAATAGAAGCAAATGGTCCAGTTCTAGTTGCAGCCATACCGGCATCTCCAACTGATTTCATAATACCTAAATTTTTAAGAGCGGATACAGGGCCAAAAGTTCCAAATAAACCTTTTCTTGCTCCAAACATAGAACCTGCACTACTTCCAAGCAAACCACCAAAATTTGTTCCAGGTATACCAAATCCAGTAGCATATAACAAAGCAGCTTTACCAATAGGTGATTTAGCTACTTTTTTTACACCTTTAGCTACGCCTTTAACAGCTTTGGTAACAGATTTTACCAGGCTTCCTAAGCCATATAATTGTCTGGGCATTTGTCCTCGTGATATTGTCATATATTTAATTAAACTAGTTTAAGGCAGGTATATTTCCTGTAGTATTGCAGTTTATTTGATTTTTTCGTCATCGTCAATACGTTTTAAAGACTGTAATTCATCTAAGAAACGGGCACAATAAGAGTGTTCTCCAACATGTGTTATATAGTCAGATACATAGGCAAATACCTGACCACCCATGTCTCTCCATCTTTGACAAAAACCAAAATCTTCTCCATAATATCTTTTAGTATCTGGATCATGTAAGGTATCAAATAAATTGTAAAAATAATCTTTTTTAGTTTCTTCTCCATTTATAATAGTAGGTTGATATATTTCTAGTTCAGGATGATTTTTTATCATTTTTTCTAAGACATGTCTTTTTATTAACATACATCCTGTAGGCACGTGAGTTGCTTCCATAATTCCGTTATCTACTGTTATGCAATTTTTATCTTTTACCTTTAAAGGAAACATATAAGATGATTTTATAACGTCACTTTTATTTCTAATATTTTCATATTTTTCTGTTAACGTTGTCCACATTTTATCTTCATTAATTGTTTTCATTGGATATGGACAAGCTATAACATCTTTATCAGCCTCTATCATTTTTATAATTGTTTCATATTCAAAATCAATATCTGAATCTATAAACAACAAATGTTCATATTTGTGTTCATGACTAATAAATTCTGACACACATAAATTTCTACCTTGTGTAACTAAAGATGATTTTAATAATGTAAAACTAACTAATATATTATTTCTTAAACATTCTTGTTGAAATTTTAATGTAGCTTGTGCGTAATGCATAGACACATCAGAGTGACATGGTGTGCATACCATAATTTTATATTTAGGTTCATTACTTAAATTTATCTCTGTAACTACAGTGTTAGTTTTTACAGTTTGATAAGTGTCTTTATTTAATTCTTGTTTTTTATCAAACCAAATAGGTTCATTTTCTTTCATTAATTACTCCCTGTAAAAATCTTGTCCAAGCTATACTTTGTTTGTTCCAATTGTAATATTTGTTTGTATATTTTATTTGAAATTTTAAATGTTCATTTACTATATCGCTATCTAAAGATTCTGCAGCTTCTTCTATAGCTTTAGCAAATTTAGTAGCAAGTAATTTATAGTTATCTGTATAAGGAATATAAATAGGAAATTCTGCGCCTGTTTCGAATAATGCACCTAAATTTGTTGTTATACAATACAAACCTGCAGCCATGCATTCTAGTAAAGATATACAAGATGTTTCTTCAAACGTACTTGGGTATGCATACATTCTATAGTTTTTTAAATTTTTTCTTATGTATTCATTTGATTTATAACCTATATAATTTACATTTGGTAAAAATTCTGCTTGTTCATAAAGTGTTTGATAGTATTTATCATTTAGTTCATAAAATTTTTGTCCATATACTTCTGTAGAAGAATATACATCTAATGTAATTAATGGATTTTTTATTAATTGCATTGCTCCTAATAAAACATTTAATCCTCTCCAAGGTGTATTTTGATGTATAATTTTTATAGGTTGTTCTTTTTTATATGTTGTTTGTATGGGTTCTATATTTTCTATTCCATTTTTTATAACTACACATTTTTCAGTTGGTAATTTAAAATATGTTCTAAACTTTTCATACGTCCAATGGCTATTAAATACATACCAATCATATTTGTTATGATTAGATTGATCTTCAAACCATGGTGCAAGATTAGGTTGGTCGTAAGAATTTTTTTGCCAAAGTATATTTACTTTGGTTGGGTGCAAAGGAATTTTCTCTGGCACTGATGTACATATTTGAACTTGATCCAATAATTTTGAATCAACGTTTTTTTTCAAAAATTCAAACTGTAACTCTGTACCACCTTTAGGTGTCTGATTTTTTGTTATCATCAAGTATTTTCTGTAGTACGTTCAATCCTTTCGGCGAAACTTCTACTTTTACATCTGATGCAATTTGTTCAACTGTTGTTGAAGTATTTGGATCAGCTATATCCGCATCTTTCTCAGCTTCATCTTTATAAACTTTATTGGTTGCAGTGTTTCTATATGTCACTGTAGTTGTACAATTTATTTTTAATATATCTTCGTCTTTCATATTTATCCGTTTTCTTGTGATCTATCTAGTTGAGCATAATTTATTAGGCCTTGTATTTTACTACTACCTGTGGCTGCTTGCACGGTTATAGCATCTCCTGCTTCTAAATTCAAGCCTTGAGGTGAAGCATTTACTTGAGATTTAGCCGCTACGTCATCTCTAAAAAATTCGTATTCAGTGCTTGAATCAGATGAATCAACAAAATTCATATTAACTAAAATAGCTGATGAGGCATCATTATTTGCACAATATATACTTTTAACTATTACAGTTGCATCAGTAGGACATGTAAATACAGTAGTTTTACTTGTACCTGTTTGTTTAAAACCTTGATTTTTATATTGTATGGTCATTATGATATAAAATAATTAAATGCTTCTTGTTCATTTTTTAAATCATTTTGAAAAGAAAAGTTAAGTTGATTTTTTATAGTATCTAATGCTTCTAAAACTTGTCTTTGATTAGATACATCATATTCTTCTTTTGGTTCAGGTATATATACTGTTACTTTAGCCATTATATATCTATGTTCATACCTCTACTTCTTTGAAAATCTGCATATTCTTGAAGAGACATAGGATCAGATGGAGAATCTGCTAGATAGTTTTGATAAGCACTTAGTATAGTAGGTTGTGTTCCTATTAATGGTTTATTTTTTGTTTCATCTTCATCTTCATCTTCATCTTCTTCTACAAATTCATTATATATATCAAGATTGTTTGGATTTGTACTAGGACCTAATATATTTTCATATACTCTAGTGTTGTTAATTCCAGACATATCGTAAGTTGGTTGATTAAATGTTTTTCCTAAACCAAATCTTTGTCCAAGGCTTCTAATTATATTTCCTAACAATCCACCACCTGTAAAAAATCCTGCAAGCCCTGGATTTAAACTTGGACTTTTAAATATACTTCTATTTCTAACATAGTCTCTAGCATTTCTTATTTCTGTTGGTGATACTGTAAATCTACTATCAAAAAAACCAGGGTTAACTCTTTGACCCCCACCTGCTGCAATAAATGCATTTCTATAATCTTGTATGTCTTGTGGTAATTTTCTATCAACACCAGGTGGTAATTGTGTATTAGATCCATAATCAATGTTTGAATCTAACTCTCTTCTATCCGCTCCACTTCCACCGCCTGCTTCAGCAGCACTTGTTGCTGCACCAGACATACCTGTATCTTTACTTGGATCTGGACCATCAAATGATCCAAAACCATCTAGACTCATAATTCCTGATGGTCCTCTATTGACACCACCTTTCAATGAACCATGTAAATCCTTTTTAACAAGTAAATCTTTTTCTGCTTTTGTAATATATGCTAATTCTGTTTCTGGACTATCTGGACTAGACTTCCATTTTATAGGAGCTTTAACTTCTTTTTGTTTACCAAGATAGTTTCTTGCACCACCTTGTATTTCATAGTTTATTCTCTTATCTACAGTCATTATCTTCTACCATCAGGTTGTGCATCAACTCTTAAAGTTCCATATCTCCAAGTTTCACCGGTGCCATCGTTTTCTATTTTTAATGCTACAAGTCTTCCTCTTGCACGGGTATCTACTTTATCAGTTGTAGATGTAATTGTAAAGGGACCTAATGGTGAGCTAGATGCTGTGTTGTTTGGATAATCATTTATTAATAATGTAATCTTAGTATTACCTGATTGCACTGCAAAATCAGGTATAAATCTTTTAACAGACATAAAAAATTCACCATCTCCTCTATAATCTACAAGACCGGTTGAGCCTCCTAATGCACTTGTACGTGCTGTAATATCATAGTCACCAGATTTAATAAAAGCAGCGATAGCTGTTGTAACACCGTTTTCTACTTGGTCAGTGCCTTTTTCGTGTTCATAGTAAACAGATGCTCCATATAATGACGTGATTCCTTGTATTGGAAAATTAGGAGTTTCTGTTTTATTATATTCTGTTGCATATGGTAATTCGTATACACCTTGATCAATATAACTTGTTCTAGCTAAAGAAGATGTAGTCCAAACATTTTCTGCATAATTATATGTAACACATCTGTCAATTTGATCTGATCCTGATTTAGGATAAAACCAATTAATCTCAGTATATAAAGAATTATGTTCTGCGTATACCAATAATGGTGAAGTATAATTTAAACCTAAATTATCTCCTTTTGTTGTAAATACAAAATCTTCAACTAAACAAGGGATAGATTTTACTGTACCATCGTATAGAAAAAAACCACCTTCACCTGACATCCAAAATACCTTACCATCAGAATAACTTATTGCATTTTGTCCGATGCATCCACAATTTGTGCCAACCTGTCTTACTGAAAAAGTAAAAGGCGGACCTACAAATTGTATTACATACGCAGATGTATCTGTTAGAACTAAAGTATAATCTTTTCCAGAAACAGCAGCTACAATTGTATTACCTTGGTCTAATCTAAAAGTACCTGCAGTATTTACTGATGTAGGCGCATATGTATTTAAATCTTCTTGATTTGAAAATCTTATAAACATTGGATCTTGTGAGGCACCACTTCCAATAGTTGTTTCTGTACCAAAGTGAAATACATGTCTATCTCTGTCTGATACTTGCGTTAGTATAGATTTAGTTGGATTATTTGTAGTTTGAAAATTAGTTGTGGTTGTAGAGGCCCTAATAGTTCTTGCATTAGATGCACCTGCATTCCATGTAAATGTTTTACCATTTCTAATTGTTGCAACTAATACTTCACCAAAATTATCGAGAGACCAGATTCCTGGATCCAGAACTACATTACTTGTTGCACTTGCAGTTCCCCATGTTCCAGTATTCCATGTATCTGTACCCCAACCTAAACCTGCAGTTTGAAAAGTTGGACCCACAACTTCATATGGATCTATTTGTGCTGAACCAGTACCTGATGTAGATCCTGCTGAATTAGATGGCATAATAATTTCAAAACTATTTGCTGATAGATTAGATGATTGTACTTCAAATGTATTACCCGTAAAATCAGATGTTGCATAACCAGAACCTGTTGGAACAGTAACAGATGAAAATGTTATGTATCTTCCAGCTAATAACCCATGACTGGTTTTATTAACTGTAACTGTAGCAGAACCTGATGATGCATTAAATGTAGCTCCGGTAATAGAACCATCTGGATCTAATGGAGATATGTCAAAAAAACTACCTTCGTAATATAAAAATAAACCTTGTGAAGATCCTATTGCTACATATTTTTCACCAGCTATAGATGTAAATGCATGTTGTGCTCTTACAACACCGGGTATAGTTTTATTACCATTTGTAAGTTGTGACCAACCACCTATTTTTTCAGGTAGTCCATATCTAAATCTAACAAAATCACCATCAACCCATTGAGATTCAGCTCCCGAGTCAGTTACTTGTTTATTAAAACCAGGTTTAAAATTAAGTTTTTGTAACATAGTTATCCAAATATTATAAAGGAGACAGCGAGTGGTATGTGGTGGATCACTGTCTCCATCATAATATACTACCTTTTAAACCAAGATGGAAGTCCTAAATGTGGTCTTTTGTCAAACATATTTTCTTTTGCTCCAGGTGTTTTACAGTTGTTATAATGAAGAAATACTTGCACACATTCTTTGCCTTTAAATTTATTTCTCCAATGTTCTAATTCACAACCAGAATAAACTAACATATCTCCAGGTTTTAGATCTACTTTAATACCCTTCTTACCTTCTTTTCCAGATGGTTCAAGATATATCGGCCAATCATCACCACCTAAATTCATAGTAGTAGATATCTCGCAAGAGAATCTATCTTTGTGTCTTTTAAGTTCATCACCTTTTTTATAAATCCTTGCATATGTATATGCAGGATATAATTTTAACCCTGTTGTTTTTTCCATAGCTGGTTGACATTTTAACATTAAAGTTTCCATAGCTATATTTGCATACTGACTATATGTATCTGGAATTTGCTCATCGTGTGCTTCGTAGTGACCTATTATATTTTCAAACGGTGAAAAGTATCTAGCCTGTCTACAAGTATCATATACTTGTTTTTGCATACAAAAATAATTTGCAACAAACGTAGCTAAATCTTTTGAAATAGCTTGTCTAATAACTGTGTATTTATTTTTTTTAAAAGACATCTTTAGCCATTTGTTTTGGTACAGCTTGTATATTCCAATGTATAAATCTAAAAGGTTCTATACCATGATCTACTGCATATTCATGTTCTAAATAACCTGGAAATATAATTAACATTCCAGGTTTTACTTTAAAATGTATAAGTTCGGTTCCATGAAAAATACCTTTGTTATTTTTTAATTTTAATTTAGTTGCACGTGCCCCGGTTCTTGGTTCGTGAAATATAGGAAAAGAAGTTTTATCACTTGCTTTTAAAAAATAAAAACCTGATACGTGTTGGTTCCAATGTATATGTGCAGAATGATGACCACCACCTTTTTTAGCAAACTCTTGTACCCACATCTCACTAAACATAGTTTGATATTCATGCATATCAAAACCCTGCCAATCTAAAAACTCCCATGATTTTTGACCTATATAATTTCTAAAATCTAAAAATTTATTATCATTAATAAGAGCAGTAGAATGGTAACTTCTTCCAAAGTCACCATATTCTTTTATATAATCTTTTTCTCTTTTTTTAGCTTCTTTTATATATTCATTAGAAGCTTTATTTAAAGATTTTACAAACTCTGGTTTTTGTTCAATCCATATAGGGGTTCTAAAATATTCATTTATTATCATATTATTTAAAAGGATATCCAAGGTTCCACATAACCAATGAATATCTTACTCCTTTCGTAACTGGTTTAACTCTGTGCCATACAAATGAGGGAAATACAATAATAGAACCTTTAGGTAATATTTCTTTTGCTTGTCTTAAATGTTTAATTTCTTCCCTCATGTGTGGGTCATAATTTCTAAAATCAAATTCTAATTCTCCACCTTCATATTCTGATCCATCTGTTAATTGACAAGTCATAGAAAGTTTTCTAATTTTATTGTGTTCAGGATGATTTACATTTTTTCTGTCATAAGGTTTGTCCCAACTATCACAATGCCAATCGTAGTATTGATTTAATTTATATTTTGTAAATTGCATAGACTCTGATCTATCCCATTCAAAATTCCAACCTGCATTTTTATTAGCTTTATGAATATAGGGATGTAATTCTTTATATATCCATGGATCATTTAACCAAACTAAATTAGAATTTCTTTTCTTTTTCATATTTTTAATTTGATCATTAGTTAGTTTTTTATCTTCATAACCACCGGTTCTAGCTACTTGTTCAGATCTAGATAATCCATATCTAATTATATCGTCACAAATTTTAGGAGGTATTGCAGATGTAAAATACCAATAGTAATTAGATATATTCATAAGTTATTGTCTGAATAAAATTTAAATTATCTTTCTGTTCATTAGATATTGTATACATGTTAGTAGCAGGAAAAATAATAAATTTGTTATTAGTAAGTTCTATGTCCCAACTTCTGCCTTTACGTCTATTGTCTTCATAATATATTTTAATCCAACAATTATTTACATTAACTCCATAAAGCATTGTAAAATCAGGTGAATTTCTAAGATCAACTGGATCTACATCTAATAAAGGTTTTGATAACTGACTTGGTTTGTATATATCTCCCCAAGAATTTTTATTAATTAAACTAAGATCATGCTCAACACGAACATGGTCTTTTATATATGTATTTAACATGTCCCATGTTTTTGAAAAAGGGAATTCTTTATTTGTAAATGAATAACTTAAAATATCTTGTAATAATTTATCTCGGTCAATGTCCCAATCTTTAGGCATTGCTACATCACCATAATATAAAGATTGTTCGCTTAATACTTTCTTTTGCATACCACCACTATTTTTAATTTATGCTTTTAAATCTGTCAAGTCCCAGGTTGTGTTATCTTCATTCCAAGAATATTCCCACGAGTGAGTATCAGCCGTGTTTTGATCTTGTTGTTCTTGAGTTAATGCTGGCATATCACCTATTGGAGACTGCCATCTTGCTTCTGCAATTAATTTTACCCATGAAGGATAAGGTTGTTTTGGCCAAAAAATTTGATTATCTTCATCCCAAATATAACCAATACCTGCGTAGTTACCTCTTAAAGGTGTTCCACCTAATTTATGTTCATTGTTAGATGTATTGTAAGATGTTTGAATCCACATTTGTGCAGGCCAATTATTGTGTTGTTCTAAATATTGTTGACCTACTAATTCATCTTCAACACCATCAGCATTTAACATGTCCTTGTTATCAAGAGTTAATACTTGAATAACTTTACTGTTAGCTCCTAGTTTTGCAAAATGTGCCATAATATTTCTCCTTATATATTATTTTTAATTATCATTCAACTATTGAAATTTATATTTAATTATAACTACTCCTGATCCACCAGCTCGTTTACCTCCACCTCCACCGCCAGTATTGGCTGTTCCTGCGGTTGAATTTGCAGTTCCTCCACCACCAGTTCCACCTGTTCCTACAGATCCACTGACTCGACCGCCACCACCACCGCCTGCATAAGTAGTTGAGTTTCCTGGCCAAGGTGATCCATTACCTCCAGGTCCACCACTTCCTCCAGAATTATTAGAACCTGTAGCACCTGCTCCACCTCCACCACCTGCACCTTGATTTGGTCCTCCTCCGTTTCCTCCAGGATTACCTTGAGATGGGCTAACAGGTGGAGTGTTTCCAGCGGCTCCACTAGTATTTATATTATCTCCACCACCACCTCCACCAGATCCACCTGATGCTGCAGAAGCTCCTGGTACGTTTAAACCACCGCCACCGCCTCCAGCTGATGTAGTACAATTAAAAACACTATTACTTCCAGAACCACCCCTTGCATTACTAGGATTTACTGAACCACCTCCACCTACAGTTACTGGATATCCTTGAACTGATACTGGAGAACAAGAAGCAGTTCTAAAACCACCAGCTCCTCCGCCACCAGCAACTCCTCCAGGTCCTGCTCCTGAGGCTCCTCCAGCAACAACTAAATAATCTATTTTATTTGAACCAAAAGAATTACCTGCACTAGATACACAAAAAGTACCTGGGCCTGTAAAAGTATGTAATTTAAAATCACCACAAGGTGAGGTAGTTATTGTACCACCAGTCGCTGCTACAAATTCTGCTCTATCAAGATCATTTGCTTCTGCAGCATCAATTGATAACCATCCTTGTGTTGCATCTACATAAATTAATAAAATAGATAAACCCTCTTTTGACATTATAAGATTTGAAGTTAAGCCTTGAATTTTAGAACCGTTACGAGCTATTGTAATATTATTTGTATCTGCAGTATTTGCATAATCAGCAACACCAACCACACTTCCTGCACTTGGTGAAGAAGGTAGAGTTACTGTAATAGCTCCTGAAGTTGTATTTACAAAAAAACCATTTCCTGATGTAGCTGTAAAATTAGATGTTTTTGCGGTTGTGTCCCAAGTAATTGCACCTATGTTTTGAAACTTACCTTGATCTATTACTGATGTTCCACTTGAATTTATTCCCATAATTTTTTACCTATTGAAACTTATACCTTATTATTACAATTCCGCTACCACCACTTGTGATTGATCCAACACCTTTACCTCCACCGCCACCACCAGTGTTAGCTGTTCCTGCAGCTCCAGATGTGTTTCCTCCAGAAGGAGGAGTTCCGCCATTTCCACCACCACCAGCTCCACCTGTACCACCAGGTGCTGCTGGAGAACGGTTATCACCAGTTCCACCACCTCCACCTGCTCTTGCAGTAGGTGTTCCATTAATACTTGATGTTGCTCCGGCACCACCATTTCCTGTATTTCCAGGCATTCCTGGAGTACCTGCAGCTGTTGCTCCACCGCCACCACCGCCTCCTACAAACGAAGGGCCTGGTGATTGACCTGCACCACCATTATTTCCTTGTGGAGGGCTTACAGGTGGTGTGTTACCTGAACCACCACTATTATTTCTATTACCTCCACCTCCACCACCTGATCCACCATCGTCACCTTCTCTATCAGGGGTAGTATCATCTTGTCCTCCACCACCAGTAGATGTAATAGTTGAAAAAATTGAATTTGATCCTGGGTTACTTGTACAACCACTTCCAGCACCACCAGCGCCAACTGTTATTGGATAACCTTGAGCAGAGACTGGTAAAGCTGAAACACAGGCACCTAAAGGTGATCTTGAATAACAGCCAGAGGCTGCACCAGAAGATTCTCTATATCCACCTGCTCCACCTCCACCATTACTGCCACCACCTCCACCAGCGATTACTAAATAGTCAACTGTATTTGATCCAGAGGGTGAACCTGCATTTGTTACTGTAAAAGTACCTGGACTTGTGAAAGTATGGATTCTAAAATTTCCTGAACAAGTAATTGTTCCACCAGTAGCTGCTACAAAAGGGTTTGTAAGATCATCTGCTTGTGATGCATTTGTAACTAACCAACCTTTAGTGCCATCTACATAAACTAATAATACAGCTTCTCCTTCTATAATTAATAATTTATCTGCAGCTGCACCATCAATATTAGATCCATTTCTAGCAATTGTTATAGCGTTTGTATCTGCTGTGTTAGCGTAATCTTTTACTCCGACAATATCTCCTGCAGAAGGTGAACTAGGTAGTGTCACTGTAATTGCACCAGATGTAGTATTTACAAAATACCCTTCTCCTGATGCTGCTGTAAAATTAGATGTCTTAGCTGTTGTTTCCCAAGAAACTGCACCTATGTTTGCAAATTTACCATCACTTATTAATGTTGTTCCACAAGAATTTATACCCATAATTTTACCTATTTAAATTTATACCTTATTACTACTATTCCAGAACCACCCGTTCCACCTGGTCTAGCAGGAGTTCCTCCAACATTTGTAGGGCCTGCACCGCCACCACCTCCTCCACGGTTTGCAGTTCCATTACTACCAGGTGCAGTTGATCCACCAGCTCCACCACCACCAGTTCCACCTGAGCCTGCAGAAGCTCCGTTCCAGCCACCGCCTCCACCACCTCCAGAGTAAGCTACAGGTGATGCTGTGATATTTGTTGTTGCTCCTGCTCCTCCAGCAGTTCCATCAGTTCCCGATGGATTATTCGTCCCTGCTGCAGTTGCTCCGCCACCTCCAGAAGAACCTCTTCCAGGACCACCTCCGAAACTCATACTGTTACCACCTTTGTTACCTTGAGGTGGACTTACAGGTGGTGTATTACCTGCTGAACCTGTTGTTTGTCCGCTTCCATTATTTGCACCCTGTCCACCACCAGAACCGCCTGTGTTTGATGTTCTATTAAATCTACCACCGCCTCCACCGCCTGCAGATGTAATTGTTGAAAATACAGAGTTAGCACCAGAACCACCTGGATTAGAAACACAACCTCCAGTTCCACCAGCGCCAACAGTTATTGGATAACCTTGTACAGAAACAGGTAAAGCCGTCGGAGTTGCTAAAGGACTTGCTGTATAACAACCTGAAACTGGGGTAGAATGGGATTCTCTAAATCCACCAGCTCCTCCACCGCCGCTACCACCAGATCCACAACCATTATCTCCTCCACCACCTGCACCACCAGCTACAACCATGTAATCTACTGTAGTTGATCCAGAGGGTAAACCTGCATTTGTTACGCAAAATGTTCCTGGAGATGTAAAAGTATGAATTTTAAAATCTCCAGATTCTGTAATTGTCCCACCAGTGGCTTCTATAAAAGGACCTGCAAGATCACTTTTTTTCGCAGAATTAGTTGGTCGCCAACCTTGTGTTCCATCAACATAAACTAAAAAAATTGATATTCCTTCGGTATCAAGTACAGCATTTGATGCTGATCCTCTGATATTAGATCCATTTCTATCAATTGTAATATTATTAGTGTCAGCTGTGTTTGCATAATCTTTAATAGCTACGATATTACCAGCCGAGGGTGAACTAGGGAGTGTTACTGTAATTGCTCCAGAAGTAGTATTAACAAAAAAACCACTTCCTGACGTAGCCGTAAAATTTGAAGTTTTAGCTGTAGTGTCCCAAGTAACAGTACCAATATTATTAAAGACTCCTTGGTCTAACATTGTAGTTCCACATGAATTTATACCCATTATGAATCTCCAACTTTATCTAATTTTATTTTAAATTTTTCTCCAGATATATTATTAATCATAAATATATCATTTTTTCCTTCTTGCAAAGTCCAGTTGCCTTTGGTTCCATCTATCATGTTTCCTTGATCTTTTGACTCGTTAGATAAATGTAAATCTCCAGTAAATACGTTTCTCCATACATTTCCAGATGCTCCTAAATCAAAAGTATCATTTGAACCAGGTAAAATATTACCTGAAGCTGTTATAGCACCTGAAGTAATTGCTGCTGTAGTAATATTACCTAAGTCAGCTGTAACATCTACAACATTAGTTCCATCTGAATATAATATTTTAAAACCTTTGTCTGTAGTTGCCCAAGTTGCACCTGTTCCAGAACTAGTTTTAAATGTTACAGTGTGTGCTCCTGTTGTAGCATTTTCAACTAAATAAGTTTTTTCTATTCCATCTGGAATTACTACATTTTTATTTCCAGAAATAGTTCCAGTTAATTTTAGAACTTGATTTTTACCATTTGATAAAACACCATTTGAAAAAGTTAAAGTTGCTGCCGCTGTAATTCCAATTGAATCGTAACCACCAATGGCTTGTTCCAAAATTAATAAATTTGTATTAGTAAACTGTCCCCAAGTTCCTGAGTTTTCTCCTGTTGTTTGAACAGTTAACTTTAAATTTGCTGATGTGCTATTAGCCATATTGTAGATTCCTTATGTTATATTATAATATTTCATTTATGCTGCAGTGTCAACTTCTGTCCATGTAGGGGCTGTTCCTGTATTTACTTCGCTCCAAGCAATGATATTAACACTACCCACAGATACTGACATAGAAATTCCAGTCAATTCTGCACTTGAATCTGTAGCATCTACTTGACCTAGTGCCATAGTTGTTTCTTGACCAGTAACGTCAATCAAACTATTTGCGTCTAATGTAGCTGTTCCGAGGGCAGCTGTCGCAGCTTGACCAGATAAAGAAACATCTACATCAATGACAACCCCTTCATTACCTTCATTAATAGATATTGCTTGACCAGTTACTGAAACATCTGAATTAGCTGCTATAGAAACACTTCCTAAATTTGCACTTATAGTTTCACCAGTAACGTCTATAAAACTTGTTGCGTCTAAAGTTGCAGTTCCTAATGCTGAAGTTAATGCTATACCTGTAACATCAATATCTGCTGTTCCAACAGTTGACACAGAACCTAGATTAGAAGTTAAAGCTTGACCACTAACAGGAACTTCAACTCCAGAAAAAATACTAACATTACCTTGTGTAGCAGTTATTGCTTGACCTGTTACAGAAAAGTTTACATCAATAACAATCCCTTCATTACCTTGATTACAAGTAAGGGCTTGACCAGTTACTGCAACATTAATGCTTTGTGATCCAGTTGCAGCAAAAGGACTTTCTGCAAAAGTTGTTATACCAAAGGCCATGGCTTATTAAACTTCCTCTAGTTTGAACTTATATTTTTTACCAGATTTATTATTAAGTATGTAAAGATCTTCTGCACCCTCTTGAATAGTCCAGTTACCTTTAGTGCCATCAACAGCATTACCTTCAGATTTTGATTCGTTAGATAAATGTAAGTCTCCAGTAAATACGTTTTGCCAAACGTTTCCTGATGCACCTAAGTCGTGAGTATCGTTAGCTCCTGGAACAATGTCTCCAGTTACTGTTAATGTAGATCCATCAAAAGTCATGTTAGCTTCTGCATTCATAGCATCAGCGCCAGTTGCAGTAACAACTCTATTGTTAGAACCATTAGCCATAAAATCTGACACATCAACTGAAACTGCATCTGCTGCAACATCAATACCAGTTCCGGCTCCTACGGCTAAACTAACTCCTCCAGATGTACCACCTCCTGTTAAACCGTTACCTGCTGTAACACCTGTGATGTCTCCAGTGTTTGTAGTAAATCCAGCGTCATTATCAAAGATTGATAAACCTATTTCACTAGCTGCTTTTCTTCTCTCTGCTCCTGAATCTAAAACAATAAATTCATCTGAACCAGCCATTGTTGCTGTCATGTCAGTAAGTTCAGATAAATCTAAATCAACGCTAATAGTACCAGAACTTGTAACAGCTGAACCAGCATCTAATCCAGTGCCTGGTGTAATACCAACACTAGTTACAGTTCCTGTATTTGTAGTGAAGCCAGCATCATTATTAAAACCTGAATTATTAATATTACCTTTAGTTAATTTTTTCTGTGCATTAGAAGAATCAACCACAACAAAAAAATCACCATCACCATTTGATGTTGAAGTTGTAAGTTCAGAAAGATCTACATCTACTTGATCTGCTTGTACATCAATTAAATTTCCTGCACCAACATTCAAAGTAACTGAACCAGATGCTCCTCCACCAGTTAAACCAGATCCTGCAGTTACACCTGTAATATCTCCAGTTGTAGGAGTTTCAAAAGTAACAGCTCCAGAACCATTAGTTGTTAAAACTTGATTTGCAGATCCATCTGATGTTGGAAGTGTATAAGCTGAAAGAGCAAAGTTTGACCCATCACCTTGAATAATTTTTCCTGCTGTTGTTGCTAATCCTGCAACATCTTGTAATTGTGCATCTAATCTTGCATTTGGTAAAGTACCAGAACTAATATTACTAGCATTTGTTGTATCAGTTGTTGCAGAAGCAGCTAAACCTAGATCTGATCTAACTTCAGAATTACTTCTACCTTCTAAACCACTAGCAGTAAAACGAGCAAAATCATCATCAGCTACTGATGAACTATCTATTTTTACTGCATTAGTATTTGCTATTCCAAAAGTTAAAGAAGCTTGACCACCTATGTCTGAAAGAACCTCACTCGCAGAACGTCCTTCAATATCTGTTCCGTTTACACGTAAAAAATCATCGTCTGCTACACCACTTGTAAATTTAGGTACGTTTGTATTTGATATTCCTGTATCTAATACAGCAGCTGTTCCTAATCCTAAAGTAGTTCTTTGAGCACCAGCGTTTGCATCATCAAGAAGTGCTTTACCTGCAGATGTTAAATCATATGTTGCTGCAGTTCCTGATCCTGTAAATTGAATACCTTTATCTGCTGCTGATGTTAAACCTCCAATTGCAGCAAGATCTGCGTCTAGTCTTGCATTTGCAACGGTTCCACTTGCTAAGTTACTTGCGTTTAAAGCTGTTAAATTAGATCCATTGTTTGCAACAATGTTTCCGCTAGCATCTAGTATAACTGATTTAGATGCAGGAAGAGTACAGAAAACATCTTTAGTGCCCGCAGAAAAGTTTACTGCAGAATCACTATTTGACGATGATAAAATTGTAGTTCTTGATAGAGTATCAGGTGAAGCGTCAGTTACTGTACCAATACCAACCTCAAACTCACCATTTTCATTTACGATAGAGTAATAAGTTGTATTAGAATTACCAATACCTGCTACAAATGTTTCAAAACCTAAAACTGCTCCTGCAAGATTAAGGGTGCCTGTACCAGTAGTGGTAGAGGTTTCTTTAACCCTGTCATTTACGACTAATGCCATTTAAAACTCCTATTAACCAGAGATTCTTAATATAGCTGCTGCTGTAGTAAATGCTGGAAATTGTACTGTAAAAGTTCCTGATGTAGCTGTTTTATCTCCTCCAAAATCTAAAACTGCAACAGCTGCATTTGTAGTTGCAGATGAAGTATTATAGATTAAAGCTCCTCTAGCAGTCAACGTTACACCAGTAAATGATCTGTCAGCAAAATCAACTATCGCAACTCCTTTACCAGTTCCTGTTCCGATTGAAGTTCCACCATTAGTTAATGCACCACCACCTGCTGTGTACTGACCACTATTACTTACTTCATTTGATGTGCTGTAAGCAGTAGTCGCTGAGTTTAGAGTAGCTGAAGAAGTAAAAAGAGCTAGTTTGAATTTATCACCACCAGATGCTTTAAAGTTGTGATCTCCTTCTAACAATTGTTTTTTAAACGCATTTGCAATCGCTTGTGTTATAGCCATAGTTTATCTCCTTATTTTCCTCCGACTCGAGGAACACCTGATTGATATTCATCTCGTCTTCGTCTTCCCATTTGTTCTATTGAGAAGCCTTCTACCACTTGTTTATACTTTCCTTCATATAATTGCAAGAGATCATTTGGCCCCTTCAAGAAGCTAAAAGCTTCGACTAAACATGCATACAAAAGTCCGTTGGGAAAATACTCGCTAATGTATGTTGTTGTATTTGTACTAGATAAACCCGTATCTTTCAAGATATAATTTAATTGAATTGTATAGGTAGCATTTGGTGTAGGTGCTATTACAATAGTATCGTTATCCCACATACCGTAGTATTTTGGAACTCCTGTAGACTCAACTGGATTAAATTCAGACATAAAACTGGTATCTCTAAATTCTAAAAAATCTCTATTATTTGCTTGACCTACACCATCAGAATCAACAATTTGAGCTGACCTCACAACTAATAAATCTGATGGAGTATCTATAAATCTTTGGTTTGTAATTAAATTTGCTGTTGCATATCTTTTATTATTATCAGAATCTACATCTCTGAATATTCTCCATTCAGCATTTTCTATAATTCCATTAAGAATAGAATCTGTTAAAACGTTTGAACTAACTTCTGTGTAGTCTCTAATTTTTTGTAATAGTTCTGAATAAGTCATGGTGTTAATGTAACTGGTCCTGCAGTTACTGTTGTTCCTCCAAATTTTCCTGTTACCGTAGGTGTTGATCCTAATGTAAAAGTATAATTATTTGTATCTACCACAGTTATACTAAATCCTGTAGTATTTTCAAATACTGTATATGCCAGACCTCCGGGACTTCCATCTACATTTCTAAACACAACAATGTCTCCAGTTGTTCTTCCATGATTTGGTTCATTTACAGATATAGTTGTGCTTCCTGAAGTAATATTAAAAGGATTACTTGGTAATAAACTTTGTGTAGCTGGTTCAGTTCTCGCAGGTCTTGCGTTTCTTAAACCTTGTCCATCAGCTGTAGTTGGTTTTGGTTCTAGTTGTGGATGTTTTGCTTCAAATTCTGAAACATGAACTCTTGATCCATTCCATTCTATAACCATTTCTGAATATGGAAACGCTTGACCGGAACGATCAGATATAAATTGTGCATATTTTCCTCTAGATAAATTAGACATTTGGATAGTAAGTTTTTGGTGTTATAAAAGAACTTGAAGCAGAACCATCTTCTTCTAGTGCTCTTTTTAATTCATCTTCATATAATAGTTTCATTTGTTGTGTAAGTTGTGGATTTATTTTTTGTGAAAGATAGTAAGCTAAACCTGAAACCATACAAGGTACAAATCTATAAGGCACATCTGCTTCGTTAGTATAATTACCAGCATCTTGTATTCTGCTTACATAATAATAATTTAAAAAATTACCTGCCTCACTTGAACCAGGAGTTAGGTACAAAGTAATTGTAACTTTATCAATAAATCTTTGAACGTAGTATTGTGTAGGCACACCTGTTTGAGTTTTGTTTGACAAACCTTGATACGCAGATCTATTTATTTTTGTAAGAGGAAAATCAACTGATGAAGAGTTTCTATATACTGCTTCTAGTATATCATCTACACCAAAAACAGCTGTAGCATCTGATGTTCCATCAGCAGACGATCTAAACATAGTGTAAACAGATTGACCATTTACTAATGTGATTGAATTATTTTTTACTTCCCAATAGTGTAAACCTCTGTTTGCCCATTCTTGAAACATAATATTTAAAGAACGCCTTGCAGATTTTAGATCATTTCCTGAATAATCAAAACGACCTAATCTTTCATACGCTTCAGTAATAATATCATCAATACTAAATGTAGATTCAAATTTTGTTGTACCAGAAGTTGCCATTTAAACCTCTTACTTATCTATCAATAATGTTGCGCCTACTAAATTAGCAATTGCAGAAACTTTCATTCCACCTGCAAATAAAATTCCATCTTCAGGTACATTGAATGAAAAAACATCGCCTTCAGGACAGTCTCCTTGAAATAAAGTTGTGCTATCTGTGTTGTCTTGTAAAGTTATTGACCCAGCTCCAGATCCATCAGAGGCTAAAATCATTCCTCTTAATCTAGTTCTTCCAGCAAAAACTGCACCAGTGCCTGTAACTCTAACTGCTTTTACGTCACCCTTCATATTTTGTTCTCCTATTAAAATTTAGTGGGCCCGAAGGCCCACATTAATTATTTATTAACTGTCTGCAAATGGTGTAACAATTGTGCCATCACCAATTAACAAACCTTCAACCAAGTATTGATTGTCTGCGATTGCAGTAAACTTGATTCTAGATCCTGCTAAACCACCTTTAGTAGCATTACCAGATCCAGCTTCTCCAAGTAAATTAACAACGTCGTTTGATGCTGCAGGTACAAAAGCTTTTTTTGAACCATCATTAACACCAACCATAACTGAACCAACAAATTTGTCAGTTCCGTCAGTTGAAATTGATCCAGTAAAATTGTCTTTGAAAAAAATTTCAAAAGTAGTTCCAATTGTACTTGGATTATTTGGATCACTTCCTGGGCCAGCTGATGCACCGTCTGCTGAAGCATTAATAGTTGGTAACGTAATCGCAGTTGGTGTTCCAGCTGGATCCATAGTTACAACTCTTCCTGCATGAGCAGCAACAGTTAAATCAGTTGCTAAGGTTAGATCAACAGTTGATCCTGGTCCGATTGATTGAAAACCATTTCTCGATCTTACCGGTCCGTCAAATGTAGTATTTGCCATAATTATATCCTCCTAGTTTCCGAACATAGTCTCTAGGCCGTCGACTATACGCGTCTATGTTCTAATTTAATTGTATAGTAAAGTTTTTATATACTAGTTTTTAATAGAGTGCAAGAGAGCCTGTAATGTGAATTGAATTTATTCAACGATGTAGCTTTTTATTTAAGTAGCTACAGAAACTTGTGGAGCAATGGCATCAACTTTATTTCTAAGGTGAGCTTCTTTAGCCTCAGCCTTTTTAATATGTTGTACGATCTTTTTAACTTGGTCGTCGATCCTTACCATATTCAAAGTATATTTACCTTGATTAAGATGCTCTTGCTTCCATTTTAGGTCCAGTGTCTCCTTTTGTTTGTAAAGATCCTGGATGTGCGGTTGCATCGTCATTTATAACCTCCTCATAGGTTATTCTGTATTTATTGGAGTCATATACTTTTTCTCCAACATATTCCCATTTTATATCATTTAGTCCTAGTTTGTCAACTATTGCTTGTTCAAGGGAAATAGGATCATCATTAGATGATACTTCAAATTTTGCGTAGTAATCGTATGCGTTTATTGTAACTATAAATTTTTTCATGATTATTTCTTTTTACTTTCTAAATGAGGCGAGATTGTGTCTCGCCTCATTCAAATTAATTATTATGCACCTGGTGATGCGTAAATACCTCTAAAGTCAGATACACCAAATGAGTATCTTTCTCTAGCTTTGTATCTTACGTTACCAGTATCGAAGTCGCCTTCCATAGCCGTTTTAATTGGGGCTCTGTCAAACATCTTCATACCATTAGGTACATCAGTGATAATGTAGAACGCATCCGGGTCAGTTAAAAAGTTATTAACTCTGTAACCTTGTGGAATCATACCCATAGATACGATTGCGTTTACATCATTGTCTGCTGTTCCAGTTCTACCTTGAGATTTCATTAATCTCTCTGCAGTGAATTGTAACTCAGAAGGAATAATCATTTTAACACCTCTTGCAGCAACTTTCAGACCTCTTTCGTCTGTAAATGCAGCAATGTCAATTAATGATTGCTCTAATGAAGTTTCATTCAAGTCAGCAGCTGTAGCTAATGTATTAGATACAGTACCAGAGATAGTTGGGTGGTTTGTTGCAAACAACGCCGAACCATCACCTGAAGTGAAAGAACCGAATCCATTGATTAATGGATTAACAGCTTTAACTTGTTTAGTATTCGCCATAGATCTAGCTAATGCTTTTGTATATCTACTAGCAAGTCTGTCATACAAGTTATCCTCAATCGCTTCTTCAGT